TATTAATCTTGGGCAAGTCGTACGAGACGTCCGTTAATTCTTACACCCTGTCGTTCTACTTTAAGTATCAACGACTAGACCAGTTGCAGTCTATAGCAAAGTCAACGCGTTTACCATTACTCCAGTATCTGTTTAGCGGAAGGGGTAATATGCATAAATATTTAATTAATTTAGTGAGTGGAGACGAAGTTCATTCGCACACTACTAAATATAATCCAATAATGATAACTGCGTTTGAGGGATATCCTGTTGTGACTCCTATGATTAACGGAATACCTATACAAGTAGAAGATTGTACTTGTTCTATCTACCTAGAGCTTCTGGAGCCTAGGTTTTCCGTACATAGGTTGTTTCATTGTCACAGAACTGAAGATGGAAGATCATTAACTTATGGTGAAATGCAAGCAAAACTACTTATACGCATGGCGTCTATGTACCAATTGTGTGGGGATAGTGTTTTCAGGACCGAAATTTCAGAGCTACTTACAGAAACTATGATTAAATTGAATAATCAATTTTTTCCGGACCAAACTAGGCTTAAACCTCTGTTTACTAATAACAAGTATCAAAGAGCAGAAGAAGGTTATTTGCCTTTAGACCTGATAAACACTTATCGCGCCTATGATATGTTTCGTTTTAAACAGTTGTTGTACAATTGTCCTTCTTCTGCTGATTTCAGCCGCGATATTTGGATGGAAAGTCGAAATAGAGACGGAAAACCTCTCACTTCGGGAGTGAAGTGTGACAGCACTGAAGTTACGCCATATATTGAAAAAGGCGGGTATAATAAAGGTAAGGTAACCACTACTCCTTCTCTATTACAGGCTTGTCTTAGAAAAGCTAGTATTCACAATCAAACCTTCTGTGGAAATAAGTACGGTAATTATTCTTATTTTTCTATGGAGGGGTTGTATCCAGACAAGATAGTTAAAATGTTGGCTAAATACAATCATCCAACTATAAATCCAAATCAATTTTACAAAGACATAGCTCACTTGTTGCCCGAAGCGTGGGATTGGTTAATTAAGGTGAACGGGTGGGATAGCAAGATGCACACTCTACCTGTTGATTGGGGACATGACGTGTTTGATCGTATATCACTTCCAACCGGTACAGCATCTGGAACTCGACCTGGCTACCGGTTTGAACAAGAAATTTTTAAAAATTATTTCATAGTAGCTAATGTGGTGGGAAAAAAATTGGAACAAACCAAATTCGCGCGTAAAGAATGCGCGGAGTTAAAAGATCAATCCGAAGATGCTAGAAATTTATTGGAGATGCCCCATTCTGAATACACTGCAGTGCCCAAAAATGAGAGGCAGACTGTAGAGCTAATGGAATACAAAGTGGCTATGCAAGGAATTGATCCATTCAAGAAAGCGCCCAAAGTTGTGCGTGCTGTTAAGGTGCACAATCCCATCCAACAATGGAGATATAAGGTCATGAAGATGTTCACAACCAAGGTGGCACTAGAGACTAGAAGTAACGCGCTGATCGATGATATGTTGAAAGCCAAAGACAAGTGTCGACTCTTCTTCATACCTCATATGACTAGTAACTTGTTGCAATCTTGGATATATGAGCTCCCATCGAAAATGATGAGAGGTAGACAAAGTAAAATTGGGTTCAAGTGGAGAGGAGGAGGTGCCAATGAGCTATATAACCAATTAGGCGGGAACAAGCCTGATTATGTTTATGGCGATTTTGATGTTTCTACTCAAGACGGGCGAACTGAAAGATCTCAGATGGAAAGAACTGGCCATTATCCCTTGATTTTTTACGATCCCAAATCAGTATCAGAGGACATATGGGAGTCATTTTGTCGCATGATGGAATGTGTAGTTAGTGGGTTTACTGTAAAAAACATACATATTCTAGGTGACTTATTTCGGGTTTTTTGGGGGAAGGTCGGATCAGGGGATTATATAACAGGACAGCTGAACACATTTAATATGCAAGAAAATTTTGCCTTATTTGCTACATATCAAGCTCATAAATATCCTGAATGTAGAAAATATTACTTACAAGCAATCTTGGAGTCATTATTTGAATGCGGTATGTTTGGAGATGATTTCATTCAAGGATTGTTAAAAAAATTAGAGAAGTATTTTGGAGTTCAAGCATTTTCCGATTGGCTTATGAAATTTCAAAATTGGCTTACGCGAGATTTGCATGTGTACGATCAATTGCACAGTGAAATCGATGTCTTGACGGGAGAGTTTACTTTTAAAGGGCCTACTTTCCTACAGAGGTGTTTCATCAAGACAAAGCACATTACTACCAGAAAGGATTTACCACCGATTCTTCCTTTTAGGTCGTTTTCTAAAATAGCACGCAAATTTGGATACGGCTCAGCAGGAGGAGTTCGAACTCCAGAGGATGTTGTCCTATCGTGCGTAGGAGGTATCCAGGATCTGATGGGTACTAATGTCGTTGGCCACCGTTTCTTTGAATTTGTATTCGCTGAGACTATTAGGAAAAATAAAATAGATTTCGAAAAATTGATTGCTACTTATGGCTTCGATAATCCCAACGCTAATTTAACCAAGCTCGTTCGTAAGGCCGAAATAAGCTTTGAAGACATAAAAAAAGGAATGGTATCAATAGACAAAGTGCTAGATATACATAAGGGTAATGACAGGGAATTTACTTGGAAATACACCGGTAT